TTGATCCAAATCTTCTAAACTCTGATACATTATTTTCCAGACTTCAACAGGATTGTTCTAAAATCAAGAGGTCTGGACAGGGAAGCTCTTCGGTGATAATTCCTTTTCATGGACAGGGAAGCTTATCGGTGAGAAATCCTTTTGATGAACATGGAAGCTCTTCGGTGAGAATTCCTTTTCATGGACAGGGAAGCTTTTCGGTGAGAAATCCTGTTCGCGAAAGACGTCTTTGTATTTGGCATTTCTTGGGGGGAGGGTGTAAAAGTAGGTCTTGTGTTTATATGCATGCCTTTGATCCCAATGATCCAGATGTTGACAGAATCCATTACAGACTTATACAGGATTCTAAATTCATCGGGTCTTCGAGGGGCCGATCTTAGACAGATAATCCCGATCCTAGCCAGGCTAGACGAGACGCCTCAAAGAGAAATTCTTTTCTTAGATGGATTACCTCTCAAACAACTTCATTTTTATTGAAAGTTGAGGTTGATACAGTTTCGCCTCTCTACACTATAAAGCAGTGAGAGGAACAGCCTCATTGCTTTTTTTTTGGACACATGGAACAGATATATTACATTGTCTTATTTTCCTTGTGAGGACGAGACGACGCATACTATGTTTCCACGGATTCTACTTTATCACTTTCCACAGAAAAACGCAAAAAAAAAGAAAGCGCCGCACTATTCATGAGAAACTGTGAAATACATAATTTTATATATTTTACATTATTATATTCAATTTTACAAAAAGTTTACAAATGTCAAAAATTTTTATTTTATGCGAAATCAACTGTAAAAGTACCACTAAGTGGCACGATGACATTTGACTTTTTGGATTAATTTATTTATATTGTTATAATAATATTAGTAAATTATCTAATTTATAAGTTGTCATCTTTTGTTATTTTATAACTTTATCAGAAGCTTTCAAACCATTGCGGACATGTTTTATTTGAGATTAGTATATTTTTATCATATTGTTTATCGCTTTTTTCATCTATGTTGATAAATACTAAATACAATAAAATAAAATTTTAAATTTAGAATATATAGATTTTTTATAGTATTGAATATTTTTTTCACATTTTTAAACTTTTTGTGAAATCGACTGTAATATATTATATATTTATATAATATATACATTGTAATAACGCATCAGATAAATCGTCTTTTTTTTTACTCTTATTAAAAAAAATATCCCATTCTGGATATTCTTTAATAAAAGTAGTACAATAATCTATACTTAATTGTTTTGTATCTTTATATGAAAGTTTTTTTCCAGATGTATTTATATTTTTTAATTTATTAATAGGTGATATAAATTTTACTTTTTTAACAATTCCATCAAAGACACCTCGTATAAGATAATAATTATATATAGTCATTGCTATTGATTTCATTTTTGGATTTTTCATAGATGGTTGATTTTCTATAATAACATCATCACATTCTAATAATTCTTTTCTATTATCTAGTTCAAAAATAAGTTTATGTATAATATCATCATATGAATTAATAGGTTTTTCTATTTTTTTTATTTTATTACTTTTTTCGATATTTGTAAAAAGTTGAGTCATATGTTTCTTGCAATAACATTTATCATTTATTGAAAATTTATAATAATTTTTATTAGTACATTCTTTATTACTTTTATGAATGATATGATTACATTTATTTTCATCTTTATTTTCAATACAATAATCATTAAAATTCAATTCTTTATTAATACAATGTTTTTTACAATAATAATTTTCAATATTATCAATTGTTTTATTTCCATACAATGCCTTTTTATTACATGTAATACATATTTTTTCATCAACTGTATTATTTAAATTTATTATATCCCATTTTTTTATCGATATTTTATCATCTATTTTTTCTAATATACAATATGATAAATTTACTATACCTACATCAAACGATAATATTGTTTTTTTCATATTTATAGATATAATTACATTAACTGTAATAATCTTTACATGAATAAATTATAAAAAAATGATTTTTTTTATAATTAAAGACATAATAATTAATAATTATTAAAAATGAATACTATACAAGATATTACAAATAAACAAAGATATGATTCTAATAGTTTTTATACTGATTATGTTAATATAGAACAAAATGAAATTACAGATATCCCCAAAGATATAAGTATTTCTACGATGTGTACATCATGTAAATTAAATACACCTATTTTAAATGATAATATTAAAAAATATTTAGACTTGGATAAAGATGATATACTTGCTATAGATAATGGTGACGAAAGTCTAAAAACATTAATAATGCTTAAACATTCTAATAAAAAAAATAAGAAGAATCTACCTGAAAAAAAAAAGAAAAGAAAATTATTTTTTAATCAAATAACGATCATTATAAGAATAAATCAAGGTGAAACAGATGATATTAATAAAGAACCTAAAATTAATGTTAAATTATTTAAAAATGGTTCTATACAAATGTCTGGATGTAAATCAATTAAATCTGTTAATATAGTATTGAATAAATTAATACATCGTTTATCTGAAAAAAAAACAATTATTGAAGATAATAATGTTATTGATATAAAATATTTAGAGAATAATAATAATCCATGTATTGAAAATTTTAAAATTGATATGATTAATACTAATTATAAAAAAGAAAATATGATGATAGATAGATTAGAATTACATAATACGTTACTAAAATTAATGATAAAATCATCATATGAACCATGTATTCGAGCTTGTGTTATAGTTAAACACGCTCCCGAAAATAATAATCCTCTGAAAAAAGAAATAAGTATATTTATTTTTGAAAAAGGTAATATTATAATTACAGGAGCTAGATCTAAAGAACATATTATTTCATCGTATAATTATATTAATAAAATTTTATCGGATAATGAAAAACAAATTACTAAAAATGTTGATATAGATAGAATAAAAATAATATTTGAAATATATGAAGAAATTATGGTTGAATATAATAATGGATTAATAACTATTTAAGTGCATTTTATTATTAACTAATGGATTGTTTTTTAAAGCTATTATATTATCAGAATCGGTATAATATGTATTTATCATTCCATCATTTATTTTAGTTTGTTTTATTTTAATATCATTTTTACTAGTAATTTTATCATTAATGGCTTTACCTACACTAATATGAGGATGATTAAAATATTCCGTACTATTATCATTTTTTAAATTAACCGTATCCTCATCTATATATGTCCTATACATATCATTACTTCCATTAGGATTTCTATTATCTATAACAGATTCTTTTTTTAAATTACTAGTCATGTTATCTACAGCTTCGTGTGATATATTTTTATTTTCAATATTAGATTTAACGTTACCTATATAATTATTATATATTGTATCTTCTTTAATAGAATATTTGGCGATATCGTTATTTTTAAGGTAAATTGAATTTGACCCTTTTAATGGTTTTTCTATATTATTATATATAGTTGTCTCTTTTATAGTTGGTTTAATGATAGAATCGTTTGATGTAATATAAGATTTATTGTCATTATTTCCCAATATTACATGATCTGAATTTTTTAATTGTCGTAATGTTGCTTTTGCTATATCATTTTTTGATTTTGTATACTCCCCATTGATATTATTTATATTACTTATATAATTATTATGTTCAGTTAATTCTTTTATTGTATTATTTAATTTTTTTTGATTATTATAATATGATGTTTGATTACTATTAATATTCACGGCATTTTTATTATCCAATGTTTCTCTTATTGTATTTTTTATTGAAATATTATCATTTATATAATATAAATTATTATTTTTAATACTACCAATCGTATTATTAATTGTAGTAGATTCTTTAATAGTTGGTTTGAGTTTATCATTATTTTTTGAATATATGCTATTTTGACACGATAACATATTTTGTTTAGTATTTATAGATGTTTGTGATTTTATAGTATTTTTCGCAATATCCTTATTATATATTGGAACATTGGATTTACTTTGATTTGAATTAGTAACAATAACTTTATTATTTAATTGTCTTATAGTTGGGTTAAGTTTATTTTTATTATGTAATGGAGCCGAAAAGGAATTAGATTTATTAAACGTATTTAAATCAGTAGATGTTGATTGTCGTATAGTAGGGTTAAGTTCATCTTTATTATGTAATGGAGCCGAAAAAGAATTAGATTTATTAAACGTATTTAAATCAGTAGATGTTGATTGTCGTATAGTAGGGTTAAGTTCATCTTTATTATGTAATGGAGCTGAAAAAGAATTAGATTTATTAAACGTATTTAAATCAGTAGATGTTGATTGTCGTATAGTAGGGTTAAGTTCATCTTTATTATGTAATGGAGCCGAAAAGGAATTAGATTTATTAAACGTATTTAAATCAGTAGATGTTGATTGTCGTATAGTAGGGTTAAGTTCATCTTTATTATGTAATGGAGCCGAAAAGGAATTAGATTTATTAAACGTATTTAAATCAGTAGATGTTGATTGTCGTATAGTAGGGTTAAGTTCGTCTTTATTATGTAATGGAGCCGAAAAGGAATTAGATTTATTAAACGTATTTAAATCAGTAGATGTTGATTGTCGTATAGTAGGGTTAAGTTCGTCTTTATTATGTAATGGAGCCGAAAAGGAATTAGATTTATTAAACGTATTTAAATCAGTAGATGTTGATTGTCGTATAGTAGGGTTAAGTTCGTCTTTATTATGTAATGGAGCCGAAAAGGAATTAGATTTATTAAACGTATTTAAATCAGTAGATGTTGATTGTCGTATAGTAGGGTTAAGTTCATCTTTATTATATAATTTATTTACTTTATTTTGGGATGTTGTATTTATAATAATATCGTGAGTTGTATCTTCTTTAATAGTTTTTTTAGCCTTATCAATATTATTTATTTTAACGGAATTGCCTATATTTGTTACACCTAATTGTTCTGTTTGATTTAATGTTTGTCTATTTGTTTTAGACATTTCCATATTATTTGATTTTATGTAGTTATTACTATTACCTTTTATGCTATATCCAGTATTATTTTTTAATAAAGTTTCTTTAATTGTTTTGTTTGGAATATTGTTATAATCTATAGTATAACCATCTTTTTGATTATTTACAGCATTTCCAAAATATTCACTATTTGTTAAATTTCTATTATTATTAGTCCTAATAATTGATTTATCATTACTGAGATTAGGCGGGAAAATAGAACCCTTTGCTGAACGCAAAGAGTCATTTAAGTAATTTTCTTTTTTTACATCAGAATAAAGAATATTATTATGATTCTTGGTATCGGAATAAGCTGAATTATTTTTAGGACCTTTTCTTTCGGTTGCGCTAATATTCCTTTTTGTCATCATATTAGTAAATTCTTTTGAAGTCCTTCCTAAATTAACATCGCTTCTAGTAGGTAATAAATCGGTAAAATTTTTTTCAATAAAATCTTTAACTTTAAATTTTGTAATATTAGGGTCTATTGATCTCATATTACCTTTTTTAACAGTTTCTAACGGTTTGTTAATATATGTCTGTTGTTTATGATTATCGTTTTTAAATTCGTCTATATTAAGCGGATTAATTCTATAAACGTTATGTCTACCTTTTTGTTTTTCATTATTAATACCTGGCGATACTTTTAAATTAGTTTTGAATGGAAGTATACCATCATTATTTTTAATAGATGGTTTAAGTCTATTTTTGACAAAACTGTTAAAATACAATACATCACCGTAATTGTTAACTGGCTTAAATAATGGTTCAATTTCCTTTTTTTTTGTATATTCTGATAATTGACCTGTAAATAATTCCAATGAGCGTTGACTTTTAGTCATACTTCTTGTTAAATCTCTTTTAATAGAAAATGGATTCATATTATTATGAGTTAATTTATTTTGATTAATTATATTGTAAGTCATATTATCAGTAGATTTAAAATTAGTATAGTTATTATTCACATTTTGCGGAATTACATTTTTATTAGATGAAAAGGTTAATTCATTGAAATTATGCAATAACTCCAAATTATTTATATTTTTTTCTAAATTGTATAATTGTTTTTTCTCAAGACTATTTGATTTAAAAACCATGTTATCGTTAAAACTATCATTAAAATTACTATATTCAACAACCATATTTATAATATATTATAAAATAAAATATATTTATCATATGATATACATATATTTTATTTTATAATATAAAATTACCGTGTATTATGATAAGCTGGTAAAGCTTCCCCAACATCTATAAATTTTTGTTCTTTTACCATATGATTATCTTTTGAATAATTTCTTGTATTTAAACCACCTTTGAAAGTTATGGTCTGGATGTGTTTTTGAGGATCTGAAAATAAAAAAGGGGAGTAATTATATAATGTATTACTCATACCTCTATATTTAACTATTGGATGAGTAAATCTAGAATCAGACCCATATATTATTTCACTGCAATCTTTTTTATCATTTGTTTTTATTTCTGAAATATTTCCTTTTATTTTATCTCTATTAGTTAATAATGATTCTACATCAGCTAAAGATGAAAAAGACAGATCATTGTATTCTCTTATAGATGATCCATTTCGCTGGGCTATTATTGAATTATCTGGATAACATTGTTTATTATTCTCAGCATATAATCCAAAAATTCTATAAGAACTCTGTTTTATACTTTCATTAATTTGATCATCGTATTCCGTTTTATCATATTTTATTCTGTTGAATGACATTTATATATATATATTAAACTATATATAATTTATATAAAATATAAATTTATATTATGGAAGTGTTTAATTTTTTCAACATAGAAGATTTTGGTTTATCTATATTACTCGGTGTAATATGATGTATCCCTTGACATATTATTTGAGGAGATAATTTAATAGGTGTAAACTCGTTGCCTTTTTCTTTGCTATATTTTTTTTCAGGGCATTTTGTTGATGTTTTGGTAAGTCCATATAATTCATTTTCAGTTATGGCTCTATCCTCAAACTTAATATTATTCTCATATTCATTTTTTTCACATTTAACAGTTTCGTATTTACCTTTAAATAAATAATAGTCTAATGGACTAATACTTTCTTTAATTTCTATATCATACGCGCATTTATCATATAATAATCTATTTGAACTCATAAAGTTTATATATTATTAAGTAGAAAATATTATATTTTTTTTTTATATTTTCATTTTATTAAACCATTGATTTAGTAATATTTGTACATAATTTCTAGAAAGTATATTTAAATAAGATTCTTTTAATTTATTTTTTAAAATATTTCCAAAATTACATATATCTATCTTTAATGAATGTAAAATTATATATTTAAGTTCTAAACTTACTATCCAAGTCATGATAAAAGAATCATTATAGTCTATAAAAGGTATTAAATTATATATTAAAATATATAATTTATTTATAGGACAGCATAAATTATATATTAAATCATATTCCATTTCTTCTTTTATTATACTAATATAATCTTCTCTAGAATAATTTTCAATATTATCCAAAAAATTATCCAAATGGTTGATAAATGTATTAATAGTTATTGATTCATTTAAATATTTTATATCGATATTTTCATAAGGTTCTATATATTTATATACCCAATCTAAATATTTAAGATTATAATCTTTGGGTATAACATATTTTTCTAATATATATGATTCTACTAAAGCAACATCTATTTCATTACTAATATTAATATATAACTTTTTTTTACGAAAAAGAGTATATTTTTTTACATCTGCGCCTAAATCAATTAAATAGGCCATCATATTTGGATCATTTTGTATAAATGCATATTCAAATAAACTATAACCATAGCAATCAACAGTATCTATTTTTGCCCCAAGTGTTAATAATTCAGTAATAAATCTAGTATCGCCGTAATTAATACAAACATGTAAAGGGGATAATTTATTTTTATAATATAGGAAACTATTTACATCGTATGTAAAAATGTTTTTAAATTTCTCTAAATTACCTGATTTAATTAATTTATATATATATCTAATATTTTTATTTGAATACATAGATATATTTATTGGTTTTTCTATAATATCAAAAATTATACTAATGAGTGTTCTGTGACTCTTTTCTTTAGTTATGTATATTATATCCATATTCGGACAATCATATGTATCTGTATTACTTAAAAACTTATTAATATTTTTTATACATGATCTATAGTAATTAATTGATTTTAAAGGGTCCGTTAATCTTATTTTTTCAGCAATTGTGTATTTTTCGATATATTTATCAATACTCTCCATATGACAATATTATATATGATTATAATTATAAGAATAAGTTATATATAGTTTTATTTTATTTTTAAAATTAACTCTAATAATCTCTAATATATCGTAAACAATCTTTTCCATCTGTTTTACAATTTTCTTTAATACCATAACACCATTTAGCAAAACCCGTTTGATCATTAATCATTCCCGTATTAGGCATTGTATAAAAATATCTTTCTGATAAATTTTTCCCCCAAACGTCATTAGCATCTGGATATGTATGTTTTCTATATTCTTTTTTAATATTATTTTTAACCTTTTTACTATCACAAGCCTTTAATTTGTCATCGTTATATAATATAAAATTCATAAATGGGTTATCGTATGTAGGTATTCTACACTCAGATGTAAGTATTTTACTATCTAATGTATTAGTCATTTCTTCATTTTTTATATTGTTATTATCGTTTATTATTTTTTTTATTAAAAAATATATTATTAAAATTATTATTATATTATATATCATCTTTTATAATATAATTCCATATAATATATATTATTTTATTATTTATTAGATTGAATTATATATACATCAATAATAAAATAATATATACATATATCCGTAAGGTGTATGACATATATAAAGAAATAATTTTTCATATATATATTATACCATGAGGTTTTATAAAAATGAATTACCGCAAATAAATGAATTAGTATTAGTTACGTTTAACAATAAAACAAGTAATTTTTTTGAAGGAGATTTATTAGAATATGAATGTCCATGTTTTATGAATTTTTCAGATACTTCAAAAAAAAAAAGAATTATTAGTTGGAATAAAATTTTACAATTAAATAAAAATATTATTGCTAAAGTGTTAAACATAAATAAAAACATAATTCAAGTATCGATACTATATCTAAATGAACATATCGCCGAAAACAATGATGATAAATTAACTAAAAAAAAATATAATGTACAAGAAAAATTAATGGAATTTTTTAATAATAATAAAAAATTATACAATTTTATACAATCTTTTTGTATAATAAATAAATATAATTTTGAAAATTTATGGACTACTTTAATTTACCGTATTGATGAACTAAGGATAAAAAATAAGTATAAAAATTCATTATGGGAATATTTTACTGAAAATATAACCCGTTTAAATGAAATATTCATCGATATATCTATAGATATAGACATAATAAACTCATTATGTCTATATTATAATGATAAAAAAAAAACATCATTGAAAATAATTTCTAGGTTTGGATTAATCTCAAATGACGGTATTGAAATAACCAAAAAAATATTAAATACAATAAATAAAAATAAATTAAAAATATATTATGATGCTTCATCTTATTATATACTAGAAACAAACAGTAACTCTTTTACGGAACTAAATCATTTAAATTTTTTTGATGACTTAAAAAAATTAATACATATGGAATATCCAAATACATATTTGGATATAAACATATTAGCAACTATCTTATAATATTTTCAAGAGACGATTCTATAATATTTTTAATATTATTTTTTTTTTTATTATCGGTTGACTGCGTCAACGTCTTTGGTTGTTTTTTACTTTTATATGATTCTTCTATATGTATTTGTCTCGAAATTAACGGTGGAGTTAATATAGTAAATTCCGATAAATTAAATATAGAATTTTCTCTAAATTCTTCTATGGATAAAGGTCCACCATAATCAATTAAAGTAATCCAATTAGGTGCCTGTATTATTTCTTTAAATTCTGAAAAAGTATAATAGTAAAAAAGATTTAATAATGTTTCCCTTTTTTGAATTAATGAATCATTAATACTTATATTATAACTTTTCGCACAGTTAAAACTGCAGAAATGTCCTATGCAATAAAAAAGTTCATTAAAATAATTTTCAGGCAATTGAACAGCATGTGTTGTAAATGTATATTTACACCACCAACATTTTGTAGTTGGTGTAATATTTATTGTATGTGTGATAATTTTATTAACATTATTATTAATAAAATTATTTTGATTAATTGTTGTTAAAATATCACTACTATTCGCCGTAGTATCATGTATATTATTAGTTACCGGAACATCAGAATCATTTTTTAAAAATATTTCAGTATTAATTTCATTAATAGTTATTGGTAAATGTAAAACAATGTTCTCTTCTTCTGTATTAATATTTTTAGAATCATTATTATTAATATTGTTATTTAATAAGTGTTGATGTTTTGGTTTTCTACCTCTCTTCTTTTTAATAGGTTCTTGGGTGTCTAGTGGTATTTCCATTTACTATATATAATATGTTATCTCTTTATCCGTTGGTAAAAAACACATATAAAGAAATATAATTTATATTATTGAAATACCTTTTTTTGTTTTCGCTGATGGGATAGTTTCACTTATTGGTGTAGTTATAGCTGTAGTAGTATTTTCGGGTTCTTTTTTAGAAATTCCTGCTAAATTATGTATTTTATTTAATATGTTTTTAACACATAGAGGTGATTCTATTACAGGTTGTAATTTATTTTTGGAATCATTATTATTTTTACTATCATTTGTTTCTTTTGTAAATTGTTTTTCCGCATTTTTTTTAATATTATTAATATTAATTTCCTGCGGTGACATAAATTGAGATTTTTTATTAGATGTTACCATTTTTGAAAGTAATTCAGGATTTGATTTAATTACAGAATCCAATCCAGGTAATTTAGATGCGTATGATTTAGTAAAATGGAAAGCACAACCTGATGATATTATTAAATATAATAATTTTAATTCAGGTGACATGCTTTTACCAGTGGATTTATACTTTTCATATATTTCACTTAATACTTCCTCCCAACTATTAATCTCCACTGATAAATGATCACCCCATCCCATTAATTGAAAATCGAATGGATCGTATTTATCATTTAAAAATTCTACCATAGAAACCATATGTAGCAAACTATTTCTAATCATTTTAACCCCATTTTTTGTATCTACGTAATTTTTTAATAATTCATATTCATATTCCATTTCATCTAAAGAACTATTAAAATCATATTCTTTTGATAATGAATATCCACGTAATTTTAATTCACCTAATTTCCTTAAATAATCTATTTTTTTCATTTTAGTTTGATTTTCTGGTGTATTTAAGGTAAAATTAGATGTACCTCCTATTTTTTCATATATATTATTAACAGGATTATTAACAGTATTATTAATAGGATTATTAACAGGATTATTAACAGGATTATTAACAGGATTATTAACAGGATTATTAACAGGATTATTAACAGGATTATTAACAGGATTATTAACAGGATTATTAAAAGGATTATTAACAGGATTATTAACAGGATTATTAACAGGATTATTAACAGGATTATTAAAAGGATTATTAACAGGGCTATTAAAAGGATTATTAACAGGGCTATTAATATTTCCATTATTAGTGAAAGTTGGAATATAATTAGGTAACGCTATGGGTTTTGTAAACCTCGGAGATTCTATCATATTTATTTTTTCATTATTTTTATAATCCTCTGATAATAATGATTTAGGGGATTTTGATTCACTATTATTTTTAGATAATGTAATACTACTGATTGGTTCATTTAAAGCATCTGCGTTTTGAATGATTTTCTCATTATTAATAATTAAATTAAACATATAATCGGTATCAGTATTCTCATTATCTCCTAAATTTTTAGCAACATTATTATTTATATTATTACCTACATTATTATTTATATTTTTATTAATGACACTATTAACATAATTTATATTTTCAGTTTCGGACATTATATAATATCTTTATTACTTTTTTCTTTATTTATCATATAAATTTAATTATCTAACTAAAATTATTATATAATTGTTAATAATGGATTACTGTTTAATAAATGAAGCTTGGGATACAAAAATTTCTAATAATTTTAATGAGTATATGTATAAAAATAATAATAATGACGATGGTAATGATGTTATTGAAAATTTTACAATAACTAAAGATGAAAATAAAAATTGCGAATGTAATGATATAAATGATCACATACATAATTGTGAAAATTGTAAAAAACAATTATATGATCATTTTATTAATGACATAATAAATATTATAAAATCTAAAATTAAACATTTCGTAGATAAAAACAAAGATACATTATTGATAATATTATCAATTTTTGTATTTTTTTTAATTATTGATATTATTAAAAAATAAAATAATTATAACTAAAGAATTTTATATAATATATAAAGTATATGATTGATACATTATGTTTTAGTGGAGGAGGGGTAAACGCATTATCGTTTATAGGTGCTTTTAAAAATTTAATCAACAATAAAAAATTAGATATTACCAATATAAAAAATTTTATAGGAACGTCTATGGGGGGTATAATATTATTTTTTTTATCAATAGGATATGATATTAATGAACTATATGATTTTTGTATAATATTCAATTTTAATATTTTATTTAAATCAAAAAAAATAATAAACAATATTATAAAAGATAAATGTCTTAAATCTCATGATAAAATAATTTCTTTATTCAAAAGCATGTTATATAATAAGTATTCTATCGATGATTGTACGTTTGAAGAATTACATAAGTTAACTAATAATAATTTAATGTTAATAGGGTGTAACTATAGCTTATGTAAAGAAGAAATATTTTCATATAAAAATACCCCAGATATGTCAGTAATTACAGCATTAACAATTACTATGTCCATACCTTGTATTTTTAAACCAGTGTTATATAATTCTAATTATTATATCGATGGATGTATAGTAAATAATTATCCTATTAATCACTGTGATAAGAAAAAAACATTTGGGTTATTTATAGAAAATAATACAGATAATACTGGTAATATAGATAACATTTTTGATTTAGTATACGGAACTATAAAAATAATAAAAAGTAGATTATCGGAAAATAATAATAACGATGATCATAATAATATATCGATAGTACTTACAAATTCCGTTAAAGTTAACATGGCGTCTAATAATATAACAAATGACAATATCCAACATTTATTAAATATTGGATATGAACAAGCTGAAAATTTTGAAATTAAAAATTTAGAAAAGAGCTTAAATAAATATACACAAACTGATTACCGTTAAAAAGTCAAATTTTTTGACATTTATAAACTTTTTAAGAAATCTTACTGTAAATAAATAAGTTATTATTATAAAATATAATGAATATAGAAAAAAAAATTATTTCATCACTTATTAATATAGATAGTTCATTTAGAGAATTATATCCAAAACATATATACGGCTCAACTGCACAAAAATTATCAAACAATCCCATTACTTTTGTAAAAGATAGCGATATTATAACAATTAAACACAATAATCATAATTTTATTAAAAACGATAATATAATTATTCAAAATGTTATTGGTGATACATATATATTAAATGAATCTATGTTTTTATTAAATGATGTGAAGTATGCCGTAATAATATTAGATAATAATATTGATATTAATTATAAAAAATATAATACTGAATTATATATTAATATTGAATTAATATATAATCAAGATGTTCCGAATTTTATAGATAATATTCCATTTAATAGTATTCTTGGTATAAAAAAATGTTACATTTACGATGATCTAAATTTTAATAATTTAAGTTTATTAAAGTTATGCAAAGATAAACTCAATATCGATAATATTACTGATATTGATAATATTCAAATAATAAATAAATCAATGATATTTATCGATGTATTTATACCTTATTTGAATACTATGAATTATTATTATACAATAGACAAGGTTGTAAAAATATCTTACTTTCATATAAATGGAATAAAAATAGGATATATTAATGCAAATTATCCCATAAATAATTTTAATTATCAAAGTAGTCAATTAATTACAAATATTATTGATAATAATTATTATCAAATTAAAATAAATAATAAATCATATAATGATAATATAGGAGGAGGTAATAATATTATTGTTAATAAAATAGATAATTCTATCGAAGGATATCCGAATTCTGATAACTATGTAATAAATTTAAAAAAAACATTCAATAATGTCACTAAAATAGAATTGATAAGTATGGAAATTCCATTTACAGATATATTAATTAAAAAAAATATTAATGATAAACTATATTGGAAAAACATTGAAGATAGTAATTACATATATTCTATTCAGTTGGACGAAGGTTTCTACGTAATCGATACTTTAATAAATGAATTAAAAAATAAAATTAATAATACCCAAAGAAAGGGATATATTAATAATAATAAAATTTATAATATATTTGATATATCTATAAATAAAATTAGTCATATTATAACATTTAAAAGTTATAATAAAACAAATTTACCAAATAGTTTATCTATAAGAATTGATAATATTAATAACGAAGAATATTATATTCTTAATGTTAATCATCCTTATAATATCTTAAATATAGATGATTATGTTACAATTTACGATTCTTCGGATTTATCAATAAATAATACAGATAATACAAATATCACAGATCAATTATCTATAAATTCAACGTATATAAATAAAGAACACCAAATTTTTAATATTAATATTACAAATCAAACATATGATATACTTTTAGGAAAAACCAATAATATTAATACACAACTATCTAAAAATATATTATCGGGTGGTAAGAATATATACATACAGTTTAAAACACGTATAAGCTTGCTATTCGATAAATCCGATACAATTGGAGATATACTAGGATTTAGAAATATAGGAACCGCATTATCAATTACTGATTTTAAATATGAAATAACTAATAAAGATCAATTTATAGAATCTAATAATGTAGACACCGTTGGTAATGATATATCATATTTTAATGGTTTTATAAACTTAACAGGTAAGTATAATTATATTTTAATGTATTTGAACGACATCGAATATATATATAATAATAATAATATTTCTTCCTCTTTTACTAAAATATTATTAAATGGAAATCCTGGAGAAATATTATTTAATTCATTTATAGAACATCCCGTAGATTTATATTCTAAATCTTTTCCAATAAACACTTTAACGGAATTACGAGTATATTTTTTATATCCAGATGGAAATAGAGTGGAATTTAGAAATATAAACCATAGCTTCACTTTAAAAATATCTGAAGAAAAACTATTGAATGATTGACAATACTGTTGTAGCTTTATTAATATTTATAAAATTTATAAATATATTTTCTGAATTAATTTTCCATAAATTAATAAGTTTTGATGATGTATTATATATATCTAAAAATGATTTTTTCATTTCATTTAATATTTCCGAATGTACTGCATTTATTGTTAAATTATCTATTAGTCTATATATATTATTAATATCAGTTGTTTCCGAAATATTTTTAAAATATTGTTCATCATATTCATTATAATATATATTAGATGATTTACTAACCATATTAATACATAATATATCATATACGTAAGATAATATACTATATTCTTCGTTAGATTCCTTAAAAGTATTAAGTAAAAAATCTACGCGACTTTGTATATCTTGAATTTCACTATTAAAATTTTCCAAATAATATCCATATAATATTTTTTTAAATGAATATTCTATATTACAACCTATTACATTAACAGTAAGATATTCCAGTAAGTCATTTATAAACGAAGCTTGTTTATTTATATTAGTATATTTTTCATTATTAAAATATAAATCACATTCATTAGATATTGTAGTTAATGCTTTAGATAAATCATCTATATTAGAATAAGTCATTTGAGTTGATTCTATATAATCATTTAATGTTTTTAATAATTGTAATGACATTAAATTCATATTATCTTTAATAGGTAGATTCATTATATTGTCCCATGTATTGAGTATTATAAATTTATTTATCGTGTTTTTATATCGTTTAATAATTTTAATATCATTTTTAATAGGTATCTTTATTATAGATTTTTTTTTTAATAATGATAGTAATATATTTATTTTATTTTCAATATATTTTTTTTCAGAATATAATTTATTTATGTTGCTTTCATGTATTTTCATTAAATTTGAATAATTTACTATAGTAGATTTTTCTTTTTTTAAATTATCTATTTCTAAAATTATAGTAGTTAATTTAGTTTCCAAATATACCATATGAACTTTTATTAAATGTGTATCTATATCATCATTGATATTATTATTATTTAAAGTTTCTTCAAATATATTTTTATCCATATCTTTGATATCATACTTATATTCATTTAATATATTGAATAAAGTATTAATATTAAAACTATTATTTACAAGTAGCAATGATTCTGTTAAATATTGAAATGTTATATATGAAGATATATTAAATGATGTTTTAATAAAAACATAATTTTTATAATTTATATTAGAATCTATGAGTGAATCTATTTGTAAATATAAATTATTATTCATATTTTTAAATAGATCGGATATATTTAATTTGTCGCAACTGTTTTTATCTATAATTATTTTATATATCTCATTCTGAATTTGCCCTACTATTTTTTTTTCATATACTTGTTTATTTATTTTTATATATTTTATATATTTATGTATTAGTTCTTTATTATATGTTTCAAATATTATATCTAATGGTGATAAATTAACATTATTTTTTATACTTAATGAAGAATTGTTAGATGTCAGCAAATCTAATAATTCCGTCTTATTTTCAATATAATATCTTTTATTAGTGGCTTTAACATTTCCAATAGGATCTGAGTATATGTAATCATATTTTATTTCATCGCGACCGTGGGTTATATTATCATATAATAAATTTCTAATTATAATATGTTCATTTATCCCATAACTTATATTATTAATAGAATTATTTATAAATAAATGAATATTATTTTCCATATAATCTATATCATTTTCATTTAATTTAGACATAAGTTTTGATAATGTTTTTTGAGAAACATAATGTTCATATTTTTTATATAAAATAGTTTCATATAATTTACATACCAATACACAATTTTTGGAATTTTCATAATTACTAAAGATTAGCGGATTTTTTAAAATATCATTATGTTTTGCTATATAGCCCATAATAGTTTTATTATGAATGATATCAGCATAATCTGATAATAAACTAAGTTCAAAATAACTATCATCATTTAATTTTATCATAGAATATGGTATGGTCTTTATATTATTAATATCTTTTTTAATAATTATATTGGTCATATATGTATTATTATCAGAAATTCTAGAGATAATATCATCATAATTATCTGATCCTATATTTTGTTTATCATTTATTGCAATAAATGGATTATTATTATCAATAAACATTATATTTTCTTGTTTTATTGACTCCTTTTCAATAGTATAAAAATTAATTTCGTCATACGATAAATTATAATTGTAATTAATATAAAAATTATAATTATTTAAACAATCAATAATATCATCAATACTTTTTTTTATATTAGATGGTTTAAATTTCGTGTGTTCTGAGTATTCAAATATAATATTTTTTTGTTTTATAATATTCGGTAAATAATCTGTATAAATAAGATACATTCTAGACTTATTATTATTTTTAATTTCATTAATTATATATATTATTTTATTAAAGATAGCTAGTAAATTTATTTCAATATTACTAATTTTTTTCATAAACAATAATGATTTTGTTTCAGAATCGCATATGGAAAAAGATTTATCATATAAATGATTAATATCATAATCAACAATCTTACTTAAATATTCTTTATAAAAATTATCATTATCAAAAATAAAATATGCCCCTTCGTATTTTAGTCCTAATATTTTACTAATGGTATATATATTATCATCATCATTATTATTATCATATTTTAAACATTTTTCAAACATTTGTAATTCTTTAGTAACTGAATTTATATCATTCATTAATAAATTATCTAAATAGTTATTTAATATAGGATTGGCTATAATATTATTTTTGTTATTATCAGTCATTATATATTTTAAATTAGTTGTAATACGTTTTTTGGTATCATTAGGATTAATGTCACGATAATTTATTAATATGTTTATTATACATTGTTGATCAGATGATTTTAACGTATCTATACTGGGTAAATAATCATTATGTATATTATAATAGTTTTCAAGTTTATTTAAATTTTTAAATTCTTTGGTTATGTTTTTAGTTTTTTCTTTCATATTATCATTATCCTTATAATTATACCAGAATGGATAATTACGCAGTATAGCATTTGTCATTTCTAGCAAACGTGCATTTATATTATTACTTATAACGTTATATTTTACATTTAATTGATTGGGTTGTATTAATTTATCGAGTTCCTGTATTACTGAGTTTTTTATAATAATTAAAAAAGTCTTTATATGGTATGTCATATAATTATTATCAAAAATATCTGGTATTACTCGCTTCGAATAGTAAATATTTATTATCGTTTCGCAATATGTGCAAAATTTATCTAAATTGTATTTTTTTTGATCATTTAATACATGAAACATAGTATTTATATATAAAAATTGTATTTTAGTATCACGACTGTAAACTATCCCATAAAAATAAATAAGATATATTTTCAATATATTTATAGTATTGGTAAGAATAATTATTTTATTATGTTGTGGTGTAATATTTTTTTTCATATATCCTGATAATAATATATTATTAATAATTAAATATATTTTAACGTGCAAATCTTGATTATTGATAGGTATAAACTTAGGATTGGTAAAAATACTTATTAACCGTGTAGTTATATTTTTAATAATATTATCATCAATCCCTTTTTTCAAAAGATCTAATCTTGTCATAGAAATTAATAAAGCAGCGATATATTGATTATCATTCATAAAAACTTCTACCGGTGCTGCTACTGCTGCTGGTCCTACTGGTCCTACTGGTCCTGGTGGTGGTGGTGGTGGTGGTGGTGGTGGTGCTTTTGCTGCTGCTGCTGCTGCTGCTGGTGCTTTTGCTGCTGCTGCTGCTGGTGCTTTTGCTGCTGCTGCTGCTGCTGCTGCTGCTGGTGCTTTTGCTGCTGCTGCTGCTGGTGCTTTTGCTGCTGCTGCTGCTGGTGCTTTTGCTGCTGCTGCTGCCGCTGCCGCTGCTGCTGCTGCTGCTCCTGCTGCCGCTGCTCCTGCTGCCGCTGCTGCTGCTACTGGTGCTGTTACTGCTGCTGTTACTACTGCTGCTGCTCCTGCTGCCGCTGCTGCTGCCGCTGCCACTGGTCCTGCTTTTGCTACTGCTGCTGCTACTGGTGCTGTTACTGCTGCTGTTACTACTGGTGCTGGTGGTGCTCCTGCTGCCGCTGCCGCTGCTGCTGCTGCTGCTCCTGCTGCCGCTGCTGCTGGTCCTGCTTTTGCTACTGCTGCTGCTGTTGGTGTTGCTGCTGCTGCTGGTGCTGCTGCTGCTGCTGTTGGTGCTGGTGTTACTGGTGCTGGTGCTGGTGCTTTTGCTGCTGCTGCTGCTGCTGGTGCTGGTGCTTTTGCTGGTGGTGCTGCTGCTGCTGTTACTACTGGTGCTGGTGTTGGTGTTGCTGCTGCTGCTGGTGCTGCTGCTGGTGCTGCTGTTGCTGCTGCTGCTGCTGCTGCTGGTGCTGCTGCTGCTGCTGTTGGTGCTACTGGTGCTGCTGTTGCTGCTGTTGGTGCTACTGGTGCTGCTGCTGTTACTACTGGTGCTGGTGTTGGTGTTGCTGCTGCTGCTGGTGCTGCTGTTGCTGCTGCTGGTGCTGCTGTTGCTGCTGCTGGTGCTGCTGCTGGTGCTGCTGCTGCTGCTGTTGGTGCTACTGGTGCTGCTGTTGCTGCTGTTGGTGCTACTGGTGCTGCTGCTGCTGCTGTTGGTGCTGGTGTTACTGGTGCTGGTGCTGGTGCTTTTGCTGGTGGTGCTGCTGCTGCTGCTGCTGGTGATGTTGCTGCTGGTGGTGCTGCTGCTGCTGCTGTTGGTGCTGGTGTTACTGGTGCTGGTGCTGGTGCTTTTGCTGGTGGTGCTGCTGCTG